GAGATCAAAGGTGATGTCAATGACATTGAGAATGATTGGACATTCATAGTGAAATTCGGTGTATTCCAGACTGAAGTTCAAGGTAATCGTTTAGCACTAGCATAGTCCTTAGTATTCTAAAAAAGCACTCTTAATGAGTGCTTTTTTTGTGGCATAAATAATTGTTCATAGGATAGCACAATGTCAGACGAACAACTACTAGAACAACAAACAATCCCCTCTGAACAACCGGTCCAAAGCGGTGAGTTCCCTACCTGGGCTTATCCTGAACGCCGTGAACCCATCTACGGCACAGTCACCAAAGAAGGTTTGGTCGTTGGCAGAGGCACTAACAAGAAGGTTATCCCACCAGATGAAGTGTATCATCTAGCCACACTAGGTTGCTCAGTAACTGAAATGAGCGAATGGTTTGGTGTAAGTCAATCAACGCTGAAGTATAACTTTGGCGAGTATATCAAAAAGGGCAAGGAGCATATCAAGAATAAACTCCGTGATGCCCAGATGAAGTTAGCCCTCAGCGGTAATGCTACTATGCTGATATGGTTGGGCAAGAACATGCTTGGGCAATCAGATATGCCTATCAATGCTGAAGCCAATGAACCCTTACCGTGGTCGGACGATGATCTAAAGAATGTTGGCAGTGACGCGGATTTGGTCTAATGGCCTTAAGTGCTACCCAGGACCTTGTTGCCAAAGATAATCACCGTTTCCGTGTAGTCATAGCTGGACGCCGTTGGGGGAAAACACATCTATCAATACGCGAACTAGCCAAGTTCGCCAGCAAACCCAATCAGAAAGTAATGTATGTTGCCCCAAGTTATCGTATGGCCAAGGCTATCGTCTGGGACAAACTCAAATATAAACTAATCGATCTCCGTTGGGTAAAGAAGATAAACGAAAGTGATCTCACCATAACTCTGATTAACGAAACAAAGATATCAATCCGCGGTGCTGATAACTTTGACAGCTTACGGGGGCTTGAAAACCATTTTGTAGTCCTAGATGAGTTCGCTATGATTGATCAGCGTGCCTGGACAGAAGTCCTGCGTGCTACCTTATCCAACACACTTGGACACGCACTCTTTATATCAACCCCCACAGGTAAGAACAATTGGGCATTTGATATGTTCAACAAGCATATCGATGATGATGCCAATTGGTCTAGTCATCAATACACTAGTATCCAAGGTGGGCAAATTCCAGAGACTGAAATAGAACAGGCCAAGAAGGATTTAGATCAGCGTGTGTTCCGACAGGAGTTTGAAGCCAGCTTTGAAAGCTATGATGGAACGGTATGTTGGGCGTGGAACAGGAATGAGAACATACGCAACCTTGAGGAACCTGATACTCGCATACTTCATATTGGTATTGACTTCAATGTAAGCCCAATCACTGCAGCCATATTCGTGCGTTACGGTGATGAGATGTACCAGAGAGATGAAGTAGTAATGCACAACAGCAATACCTTTGAATTGGTAGAAGAGATACAGAACAGATACCCAGCCAGCAAGGTATTCGCTTACCCAGATCCCGCAGGTAACCAGCGTAAGACATCAGCAGGTGGTAACACAGACATTAAGATATTGAGCAACGCTGGATTCAATGTCAAGGCACCTAGGGCCCATAACCTAGTCAAGGATAGAATAAATGCTTTTAACAGTAGATTATGTTCAAGTGACGGCCAGCGTCATCTTTATGTGGGTAGTAATTGCAAGCATACCATAGAGTCAATAGAGAAGTTCGCATACAAAGCCGGCACACAGGTTCCGGACAAAGATCAAGGTTGGGATCATATGTTTGATGCCGGTAGTTATTGCATAGACTTCTTGTTCCCAATCACCCGTGAATTTGAGCGAGACCCTTATGCACCGCAGGTTTGGCGACACCAGCTGGCAACATCGGCATAAATAATAACTATACTATGGCACCCAAAACGCAGGAAACCCTATGAATAACAATCTCCAAGAACTATACAACAGCGTTACCAGTACCAATCTCCTATATACTGATAACCAAAAGCGTTGGTTATTCTATCTTGAAAGTTATATGGGTGGTGATGAATACCGTGGTGGCAGTCATCTAAATCGCTATCAATTAGAAAGCGACCGTGAATATTCTGCAAGACTAGCTGTAACTCCCCTAGACAATCATTGTCGTTCAGTTATCAATGTCTATAATAGTTTCTTGTTCCGTGTGGAACCTGACCGTGACTATGGTGATATCAATGAAGATCCCTTGCTCAGCGACTTCTTAAATGATGCTGACTTAGAAGGCCGTAGCCTAGATGCTGTGATGAAAGATGTAGGTACTTGGTCAAGCGTATTTGGACACAGCTACATCCTATTAAGCAAACCCAACATTGGTGCTGATACCCTAGCAGATGAACAGGCCGCAGGTGTGCGCCCTTATATCAGTGTGCTAACACCTTTGGTAGTTTATGATTGGTCATATGAGCGTAGCCCAAATGGTTACTATCGCCTTACATATTTCAAATATGCTGAAGATGACAACAACAGACACACTACAAAGATCATTGAATGGTATGAAGATCGTATCGTCACCACAGAAATCCAGCGTGAAAAGAAGAAAGTCTTAGGACAGATCGAAGAACCCAATCAACTAGGTATGATACCGATCGTTATCGCCTATAATCAACGCAGTCCAATCAAAGGTTTGGGCGTTAGTGACCTGGCGGATATCGCAGATCAACAAAAAGCTATCTATAATGAGCTCAGCGAGATCGAAGCCAGTATCAGACTAGACAGCCACCCAACATTGGTAACACCAGAGAATGTTAAGTTGGGCAGTGGTGCTGGTGCTATCTGTTATATTCCAGAAACTATGGATCCAGGACTTAAACCTTATACCTTACAAAATTCAGGTGCGGACATTTCAGCAATCTACGCGAGTATCAAAGCCAGAATAGACAGCATAGACAAGATGGCCAACACTGGTGCAGTGCGTGCCACTGAAGCGAGAACTATGTCAGGCATTTCCAGAGAGGTTGAGTTCCAATTATTAAATGCTCGCCTAAGTGAAAAAGCTGATAATTTAGAAATCGCAGAAGAACAGATGTGGAAGATTTGGTGTGCTTACCAAAGTTCTGCTTGGAACGGTGAGATTGAATATCCAGGTAGCTTTAACATACACGATACACAAACTGAATTCGCACAATTACAAACAGCAATGTCAGCGGCAACAACACCAGAAGCCAAAGCAGTAATTGACTACCGTGTTCGTGAACTCTTAGAAGACCCTCGCTGTGAATATGACACTGAAGAAAGTTATGAACAAGTTGAATATCAACACGAGATTGACAAGCTAGATGCTATCACTGCTCAGATCGCACAGAATGAACAACAGGCAGTTATGCAACCGTTAGAGGATGCTCCAATCGTTACTGAACAGCACCCAACAACTACACCAGCTGACCGAACAGCACACATACAACAGATGATCATGGATGGGTATACAGATGAAGAAATATTGGCAATACATAGTGAAATCAGTCAAGAAGATATTACAGCGGCTAAAGAAGCTCTACTAAACCTAGGATAAGGCAGTGGCTATCAAGCGTGGCAATACTACTTTTGCAGGCTATAACAAGCCTAAACGCACACCCAATCATCCTACCAAAAGCCACGCAGTATTAGCTAAGGTTGGTGATAAGGTCCGACTGATCAGATTTGGTCAGCAAGGTGTCAGAGGTGATAGGAAAGACACAGCCCGTGCTCGTGCATTCCGTGCCCGACACGCTAAGAACATAGCCAAAGGCAAATTAAGTGCCGCATATTGGTCTAATAGGGTTAAATGGTAAGGAACAATTATGAAAAAAGTTAAAACCACAGACAGCAAGACATTCAATTGGAATCCTAACACACGCCAATTCGCACAAGGTGTCAGTACCTACAATGCACGAACACGAACATTTGAAAGTGCGCCCACAGGCAGTGTACAGAGATATAATCCAACAGCACAACAATTTCAGCTAGCCCGACCAACAGAAGTCAGGCAGTTCAATCCTAATACCAAGCAGTTTGAATTTGGTAGTGGTGGTCGTGTATGGAATCCATACACCAAGCAGTTTGAAACACGCAGAGGTTAATAACTAGGAGCAGACAAAATGGCTTATGGAATGAAGAAAAAGAAACCAGGTAAGACTGGCACAGGAAAGAAAAAGTATTAGTATTAGGCATTAAAAACGCAATAAATATTGTATTAAAAACACTCTAAAGGAGGCCAGGTTACAATGACCGCAGAACAAACATTGGCAGGCACTAACGAAGCAACTGACGCTTTAGCCACACAATCAAGTCAGGAAACTCAAGCAGTTAAAGAAGCAAGAACTTATACACAAGAAGAATTTGACAGCCATATGGCCGGTATGAAAGCTAGCCTACAAAAGAAACTCTTAAAACCATATGAGGATCTCGGTGATGTCACAGAACTTCGTGAGTTAAAAGCTCAAGCCGCAAAGAAAGCTCAAGATGAGCAATTAAAGCGTGGCGAGTTTGATAAAATTATTGCGGATTTAGCGGCTAAAAAGGATTCAGAAATCCAAAAGAGAGACCGTCTTATTGAAGAATTCAAAGTTGAGCAACCACTATTAAGCGTAGCAGGTGAATACCGTTCTGTTAATCCAGAACAAGTAAAGAAACTATTACGCCCTTATGTAAGACTCAATGGTGATGGCGAAGTGGAAGTTACAGATGATAAAGGTACAGTGCGTTACGGTGACGATGGTCGTCCATTAGCCGTAAAAGATTTAGTGAAAAACTTCCTTTCAGAAAACCCACACTTTGTGCAGGCAACCCCTGCAACGACGAATTCAAGCCACAGCGTAAAAAGCCAAGGCACCAAGATTGATATCTCTAAATTGGATATGAAGAATCCAGATGATCGTAAAATATATGCGGAATATCGTAAGACCGCAGGTATCGTTTAATTTATTTTAATCTTAAGGAGATTATAAAATGCCAGTTACAACAGTCACAGGATCAACTACAGCTACGCTGTCAGAGTTGCTTCCTAGTATTATCCAAGAAGCGTTATTCGTAGCTTCAGAAA